CCCTTAAAGGCGGCGTACTCGTTGTATGCTGGACTCTTGTTGTTATATAGGTCAGCCTCGTTATAAGGATGACCAAATACTGTGCAGAAACGCTTGTAATCGTCTAGATCGTCAAAAATCTTTTGCACGTCGTTTTTCATTATACTACTTCCTTAAATAATTTGTTAAAGGTTGGTTGGCCTGCTAATGTTATTAAGTTTTTTACTTTTGATGCACGTATTCTTAATTTAACACCAGTGGCCTTGCTTTCAGGTCTAGTCCATTCTAATATAAAATATTTAGATTTGGCACAGGTCCATTTACCGTACCCGGGATTGGTTCTGAAATCATCTGTTAATGCCTTCAAATCGTTTTCGATAATATCATGTATTAAACGTAAATCTACATAATGGGTTTTTCGTTTTACGTTATACTTATCAAATTCATGCCACTGATGAGCACACCCTAGTTTATTAAGACAAACTTTACCATCTGTGTTGAGTAAATCGCGACTTTTGTATGTGCCAATGGTTATATCGTTACTAGGTGTAAATGTCTTAATTTCTTCGCCAAACTGAGGCAAGTCTAAACCCTCAGCCCAGTTGGTCGTTATTCCGGCATCTTCGTAGGACTGCTGAACAGCTAAACCCCGGTCTCTACCTGAGAGTCCAACAAACTTTGATGTAGATCCGTCTAAAACTTTTGGCTGAGGATTTCTTATTTTCATCATACGTTCTTTGAGTATTGTGTTAGTGCGCCATTCTCGCCATCTTCAGATACTTCAATCCAGATATCTCTACCCGGATAGCGATCCTGAATGGTTACATATAGATCATCTGAGATCATTTCGCAAGATTTAAAATCTAATTCTAATACTTCATCTTTGTATAAGTTTTGCAACCAACGCTTAAATTGTATAAACTCAATTGCTCTATCTGAATGCTCCACTTCAATCCAAACACGGAACTTGAAGATATGACGATGAGGATATTGTAAGAAACTTACATCATATTCATCGCCTGTTGCTAGTTTAGGATCATCAGCAGCCGCTGGATAGCGATGCATACCTTCCTTCTCAAACGTAACCCATACCATACGTGAGGCTTTGCGTACACGATCCTTTAGACCTTCTTCACGCATCCTACGTAGAATAAACTCGTCGTGGCTCTCTCTTGTTTCAGCCATTGTCTCTTTCCCTTACATGGTTGTTAATAAACCCAGATGGGATATCCGGGCAATACTTTTTAATTTCCTCAGCTGAATATGTTTCGGGCATAGGAATACCATACTTCTTCATTTGAGAATATGCCCACTCTGTGTACTGTTTTCTATTCACTTTTGTTTTTCTCCTGATTCAGTGCGTCTTTAACTTGAAGTTTCTTTTTCTTCAACTCTGAAAGTTTATTACTAATATCTGAATCTTGTGGAAATTGTGTGTGTTCTTTTTCTAGTTTCTCAACACTAGCATGAAGCCTATTGTGTTGTTCAGTGAGCCTATCAATTTCTTTCATCTAAACCTCTTGGAAAAGATCATAGTATTTTGTGTTAGAGTTTATAGCACGTTTACCGGTATAACCTCGAGTACCTACTGCTTCCATCCAAAGTCTACTGTACTCATCTACTAATTCTAAAGCCTTATCTGAATCCGCGCAACCGATAATTTCATTAATTACGTCACGCATTAGTACACGATCAAAGTCTTCTTGTACTAGCATGCTAGGAACAATGCCCTTATCGTAACGTCTATTACTTTCCTGACAAGCGTGAATGTGTAGAGCCACGCTGTGAGCCATGAGTAGGAAGTATGTAAAACTATCCCAACTTGTGCTGCCTTCTTTACCAATCTTATTAAGGTCACCAGGACCATACGCACATATATCTGCTGCTGTAAGTCCCTTACTAATTATAGTTTCATCAAACTTATGATAACAGCCTTCACGTATAAATGCTTGTGCAAAAGGAGTTGTATCAGTATGCAAGTTCCTATCGTCAAAGCATTTCATCATACGATAACTCCAACGCTTGCGATCTTCCATAGTTAGTTCACAGTATACTTGTCCATTTGCTACTGCAAGGAAAGGACTTGCACAATCATAACTAATTGTAAAGTTTTCATTATAGTTTTTACGAATCGCACGTTGAACATCTGTTAGTAGACACGCCCATTCTAGTTTACTAGTACCTAGTACGTGCATCCAATCGTGTAGTCCCTTTTCAAGTAAGCCATCACGCATTAGAGTAACTATACGCTTTAGAATAAGGTGCACATCACTTACGTTTTGTCCACCCATTGCCCAACCATTAAAGTGATTCTCATACTGTTTTGGATCACAGTATTTCTTCATACGGTTGTACCAGTCATCTGCCTCTGTATGATTCTCACCCTGTAGTGTGTTTAGGAAACGACATTCCCCCTTGCGATTACGTATCCAATATTCATTATTGATCTCAGTTGCTGAACACGCATCTTCATAGCTATGAATGCCGGTACGATCTCTGGCTTCCTGACTGCTACGCTGTAGCCAGCTAGGCACGTCAAGTGTCATGCCGTAATCCATATAGGCATCCATCCACTTTAGGACAGCATCACGTTTGGCGTGAGCTTTAGGACAGTTGGGATCCTTCCAGTCTGCTTCCCATACGCCCTTACCAATCTGATAGCCACCACTATCACCAACAATAAAACTTGTGCTACGATCACGTTCACGTATCATTGCTTCTTTAGGCAGATGTTTGTTAGTGTCTAAGTCTACATGTCCTGAACTATACAGACTCCACTTGTAGTTAAACAGACCATCATTGCTTAACCAGTTACCACTCTCTAAACCGTTAGTAAAGTGACTGGGAATACGTGCTGGATCAACATAGTTTTCATACCGCTGTCTACCCACAAACGTAGCATAGAAACTACTGATCGCCGGTAGAAATACTGCGTAATCATTTTGCTGTTGTGTAAAGTTGCTATCCATCATATTTTACTCTTTTGACTTTATTTAGAAGATCATAATCCTGACTGTAAAAATTTTCAATAGCGAGTTTAAGATCTTTATTGCTACCAATGATTTCTCTTAACTTGTGGTTAATAGCAAGTTTATTATCGTCATTGTCTTTAGGATTTGTTGGATCTTTCCATGTTCCACAGTCTGTTTGACCGCCCATTGCTCTAACCCATTCCTGAAGATTATAATAGAACCGTTGAGCAGGTTGGCTTGATCCTAGAAATATGTGTTCACTATTCCTTAAATCTGGAATAAAAAGATGTTGTTGTGTAGTGTGCCCGTCATAGACTGGATTACGTGCTAGTATCCGTAAAAATGTGGGATTATCAAGCAATGATAATACGGAAGGTTCTTCAATAAAACATTCAGCAAACCCACTGATAAATCTTTCTAACGGATTTCGTAATATAAAGAATTTGTGTATGTTACTTCTAAGCAACCCATCATGACTGTTCGGATGTGGCACACGCCATCCATTGTCCTGTAAAACTTTCTGTACAAAACTACTTCCATTCTTTGGAATATTAATCCATATACAGTCCAGATTTGGATTTAGCAGTATTCTAATATTAGGAAGATTGTTGTAATCAAAGGACATTTATTTTGTTTGTGCTGGAAGTAGATAGTTATATACGCCTAGTCCACTGTCAACACTGATCTGGCTAACACCGTCATCAGAGATTGAATATCTCAGGTCACCACCTAGGCTAAGGATCTTTGATACTGCCTCAACTGGCCAAGCCCACCCCTTGCTTACTTTACCACCAACGTCTGGCTGGAACACAAACTCGCCTGCGTGTGTGCTAGCATCACCAAATGCAAACTTTAGATCCTTGCCTTCTGTGCGAGCAATAAAAGTTGTTTCTCCGCTATTTGCACTGATCATCATCTTAAGACGTTGAATACTGGCTACAGTGGGTTCAAATTCTACACCCCAATTTACATTCTTCATGGTAACACTCTTGAGCTTGTCATTGACAACTTCACTGCTCATAAAACGATAGTCATTCTGGAAGTCGCCAGTCGCGTTTTCAAAGTGGATACCAACCGGTACTGTTTGTCCGTTTCGCTCTTGGGTATTAATACTAATCTTCTCATTTTCTGCGTATTCAGGAATACGTAGGATAACATTTAATGTAGTAAGATTGGGCATACCAAATGTACCCATAAACTCTGGTACAGGCTTATGAAATTCGCCTTTGAGTATAACTGTACGATCCTCAGCAATACCTTCAATATTTGTTGTATCCTCTGTTCCTGTGATCTTAACCAGATCAATGAAACCTAGGCTGTGCGTATGCTGCACAGCGTCAAGTAAATAATCTTTCATAGATTGTTCCTTATGTTATAGTTGATAGTTAATTATATGATTATTTAGATTCTGAGTCAATATTCTTTTGGATATATTCACAAACCATATAGCTTATTGTATTGCCGCCGCCTTGCATTTCTAATTTAGAATTCGGGAAGGTATCTTGATTATTCCTGCAATTAGAAATCCATTCTTCTTCAGTGAACAGACGATATTTCTCTATCCATTTGATTTACTCATCATTTAGTTTTCGTACGATGCTTATATCTGGTACACTTCGTTTTATACTAGCCATACTTCCTGGTTTTTTTACAACCATTATAGTATGAGCTCCGTTATTAAATTCAATGTTTTTCACAAAATCAAAACCCAAACCATACAGCATACCTTTTACCAGGGACTCTGTTTGGTATGCTCTAAAGCCACCGCAAAACTCGAGACCAGGTTTGAGTTCACAGTTATTATATGTGAAAAAGAACTTGCCGCCCGGTACCAGTTTGTTATAGATTATTATAGCTTCGTCCTTAAATGGATCTAGGGGGTAATATTCATATTTACTAAAACAGAATATATTCCATAAACCATTATTAGGAAGATCATTCAGATCCAAATACTTTCTTACACGTCGTTCTGCATAAAATGCATTATGCTTTTCTGTAATTGATTTTGTAGTATAATCAAGTAGTTCCTGTTTACCCACTATATAGAGAGGCTCATTTGCAACAAGGCTAGATGTGAACCCCCCGTCAGTTGGATTTATATCTGCTGCTGATAATTGCCAACCGCTACTTTCTTGACCCAAAGTAAGTAGATAGTCTTTTACATTACTGCTTAACTCTGAGCGTCTTTCTATTAAATCTTCCGCGGTGGATCTCAAATGAAATTCAAATTCCAAATAGTCTTTTTGAAGGAATATAATTTCAAATTCTCTTATCCTATTTTCAATATATTTTTTGTGTTCCTTCAACTTTACCTGATAATTGCTGATGCTTTGTTGCAGATTGTCAATACTATCTAACAAATTATCATGTGAACTGGTATTAAGGAAATGTCTTTTTTGATTAACAATCTGGTTTTTGATATGCTCGGCTGACTCATCAATATTAATATTATATCTTTCTATACGTCTCTTTATTTCATATAAGCGAACAAACGAATCTAATAAATCTTTTATGTCGCGGATGTCAGCAACTGCACGTTTATCAGTCTCTCGTTCTAGGAAGTCTATATGAGTAGCATCCATCATAAACATATTTATATATGTATATTACTCAAATGTAAATAAACTTTCAAACGTGCTATGTATTTGTGTCTTTTGTGTTAAGTTCCAGCCAAGCTCTCCCAACAAGTTATCTAGCTTTTGATCTACAATAGTTGCTTCCATTTCCTTATGATTAAACGGAAGTTCTTTAAACCAGTTAGGTAGGTTTAGTTCGTCCACTGGATAGCCAACGCTGGTGTAACCCATGGGATTGTCTTTGAGTTTGCATACAATGGTCTTCATACCGTCCACAATATTCATGCTGTAGTTGTCGCCATGCATTTTCTTTAGACGGTTCCAGTTAATAGCGGCCCTGACGTGTCCGGGCATGTTTGCTTTGCCCTTGTATACTTCTTTGCCGTCTTCTTTGCCCCACTCTAGGTTAGTAAACTTGGTTAGGTTGTTAACACGCTTGGGTGTGCCCTTTTCCCAGCCTGGGAGATTAGCAAAATCACGTTTGAATTCTAGAATACGTTCCACGGCATGTTCGGACCCCTTGCCATCCAGTACTTCTTCAAGTAGCTCACTCATAAAGTTCTGCATAACCTTAGGTGTATCACTACGCTTGAGATCCAGTCCCATAGCCTTTACTTTGCCAGGCTTGCCATCTTTGTCTGTACGATAACCTTCCTGATCATACACTAGTACTGCATAACGCTTCTTTGTAATAAAGATGCCGCGGCTGCCAATGATTTCTCTGCCGGCAGCAATGATCTCGCCATTTTTACGCGGACAGTGGAAGTCTTTTTCCATGAATGCTGGAAATGTAGTGTTCACTTCATCTGCAATGGTATCGTATAATGCTACACATTCATCCTTGCCCCAGCGCATTTCTCCACGTTCAACTTGATCACGAATTACTGGCCAAGCACTAAAATATACGGAGTCAGTATCTCCATATATGATTGCATCACCCACGTGATCGTATTTGCCTGTGAGTAGCTCGTTAGTCTTTGCACTCATATGCTTTGCAATACATCTGCCTGTGAGTGTAGTGGACTGTCCAATACGACGATCAAAGAAACGACAGTATGGATTAAGAATAGCGCCATACAAACTGTTAAGGTTAATCTTCTTAACTAGCTGTCGCTTGTCCCAGAACGCACGTTCCTCGCCAGTTGCTTCACGCATTTTCGCTTGCAGTTCTTTACGTTCAGCATACCAGCGTTCTAGCAGTGCTGGGATTACACCCTTTTTCTCGTATGTAAAGATTGTACCATTAGCAGTAAGTATCCAGGGATTATTACTGTCAAAGATTAAACGCCAAACTTCAGCAGCACTAAGAGTATCCGATCCTCCGGTTTCCCAATCAATAGTAATCTCCGTTCCACGCTTGCCAGCCATCACTGCCTGATACTCTAGCGTACCAAACATGTTTTCCCAACTACCAGCGAATGAAGCACCATCTTCAGCTATACGTCTGCCTAACTCATTGTCTGTCATTATTGGACGTAGTTGGCCCACGATAGTTTCTGGTGCCATGTTAAGAGCACGAATTGCACTAGGATATAGACTGTTTAAGTCAATTGAACCAATCCATTCGTGAATACCTTTTTTAGGATCTGCAACATATGCACCTGCTGCTGTATGCTTTTCACCTGCGTCCTTTTTATTGGGAACAATCAAACCCTGTTCATGTGCTTCGTTAATAATTGCCTGTTCTGTAACAGCAACCGCGCCCATTGTAGTAGGAAGTAAAACAGTGTTAGCGTGAGCAAGCTCGTTACTAAGATCAATAAACTTTAGTTTGGTATCCAGCTTATACAGGAGCATGGTGTCCTGTCTGTTATAGTCAATAAATGTATAAAAGTCCTGGTTGTAAAGCTGGTCTAGCGTACCCTCATAGGCAACTTTGCGCTCACCTAGTTCATACTCGCCAATAGCATCCAAACTGTAACTGTGCATCTCATGATATGTATACTTGCGATACAACTGCATATAGTCCAGATGCTGTCTGCCTATAATATCAAAAGTAAACTCTTCCTTACCAAAACGTTCAAACTTGCGTTCACGTGGTAACTGTCCCCACAAACAAAAGCGGCGTGTATCATCTTTGCTGAGCACACGGGTAATGCGATTAACTGTGTAAGGAATATCGTATCCTTCTGAGTTCCAACCGCTTAGGATATCTGCGTCATCAATGAGATCTAGGAATACCTCCAGCATCTCACTTTCACGTTCAAACAGGATCGTGTTGTCAAAATCCTTCACAATATCTTTAGCACTCTCCATACTCAAACTTTTGGGAGGTACAGCCAGTGTAACTAGTTTATTGATCCAGTTCAAGTAAAGACTGATACTTGTTATAGCATTAAAGGGATCGTCCGTACTGCTGTAGCCACGTTCGGGATCAAAGTCTACCTCGATATCGAAAAAGCAGGTCTGTAGTTTAGGAGCATCCACGCCCAAGTAGTTTTCTGCCAAACAGCGGAATACTGGATTGATGTCGCTTTCCCAGATTCCCTGCTTGCCATGTATTTTAAGTTCTTTCTGGAACTCTTTGCCGTTACGTGTACTGAAACGACTTACTCTATTTCCATAGATAGTCTGAAATTTGCCACGCGGATCGTTGTAATAGAACACGTAGTTGGCAGGAAACTCTCTATACGCTCTCCTGCCAGCCACACGTTCTACTACATTTATACGATCATGTTCCCTATCAAAATATGCATCTACATACATTACTTAAATACCAACCCTGCTATATAAACCACAGTAATACCAGAATTTAGTACTACTAGGCTTTGTTCCCGCCACAGCCATCCTACGAGTGCCCAGATAGCATTAGCTGCCAGAAACACATACAAGTATAACGGAAAAACATTAAATGCTGCAAGAACTGATCCTACTAGAATTGCGGCAGTTCCTAACCAGGCTAATTGTTGATAAGGTTTCTTTTGATTCTTTTGATTCACTGAAGTTTGCCAACAGTTGCTAGAATGTTTTCCAGTTCTGCTAGGTCTTCACTATGGCGTGCAAAGTCGGCCTTGTATGCTGTTTTAATTGCTTTTTTAAGTACTGCTGGCTTAATCTGCATTTCTTCTGCAATAGCCTTTACTGTGTCATCTAGGCCGCCATTAAGGTCGTCCACTTCCTGCAGGACTGAAAGACCCTCGTTAATTAGTTGTGTTAGTTTAGCTTTTTCTTCTGGATTGAATACGCGATCACCGTTACTCATTGAGTTCTCCTTATGATTCAAGTGTACTATGGAACCGTGCGAATGTCAACCTATACTTATTTTGGGTACAACTTTTGATGAGGAAAGTCATACATCTTTAGGTCTCCACCCGGGTCGGGGTTTAAACCTTTCTGTTCTTTCTGTTTTTTATTGTTCTTTAAGAATTCACCAATCTGAGGCGTTCCAGATTTGCCACGTTCTTTTGCTTTATTAAGTGTATCTTCATTGTCTTTTGTATAAGGAAATCTATATAGGCTGTCCTTGCCCTTTACAATAGCCCATAATGTGATATACGTTTGATCATCTACTTTATCCACTGTATGATATTTGTATACAAACTTTTCAGGTTTGGCATAGTAAGGTTTACCAATAAATCCTAAGTTAGTTACAAAACTTAAATAGATAGCTACAAATACTATTGGAACGATTAAAAACTTCGTTTTTTTGCTTATTGTTAATAGTGGAATAAGACAGACTAGTCCTGCAAAACTCCAGATCATTGCTAGTTGTATCATACTCAGATTAAAGTCAAACATTACCATTCTTTCCGTAAGTTAGTATCACCATAAATTATATGAGTATTGCTATCCTCAACGTCCACTGATTTATCATCAAATATTTCTATTCTATAGACTGGTATCTCTTGCCCAGTTTTAGTTAGCGTAACTGTTTTAGTTGATATTGATACGAATGGATTTACTGATATAAATTCTACAGTAACATCAATAGGGTCTGAAGTTTGTGAACCACCATTGCTAAACCAATGTAAACTTACATAAAAGACTCTAGGGTCCCTTGAACGTATACTTACCGCTTCTCTATTAATCTGTCGTATCTTCTCTTTACCATCCTTATCAATAAACCTATCATTACTAATACCCATATCATCTCTTTCTAGATGGATAAGAGCATGGTCTTTACGTCTAAAACTTATAATGTTATTCTGGTCATCCATTACCCATGTATCTATATCATAAGTACTAGTATCATCCCATGTTACCAATACAATATATTCCGCCTTTGGATCTACACTTGCTTTTTTCGCTACTGGATTTATTAGAATAAAAGCCAGAATAAACATGAATGTAAAACCTACTAACAGGTTAAACAATAAGTCAATAAAGCCGAAGCCAGATTTATATCTTGGTTTGTTCGCCATTGTCCCAGCTATTCTCTAAAATAACCATTTGCAGTTTTGTTAGTATGCTGCAAATCAATCCAATAAGAGTTGTGCTGAGTGCAGTGCTCATTCCCACTGCCATGTCCGCAATAGCTTCCTGGACATTTACAACATTCTTAACATCTAAGCCACTGAAAGTTGTATTAAGCATTAGTAGAAATCCTGCTACAGTGCCAATCATACCTAAAGTAATCATAGCTTCACTACCAAACCATACGTAGTTGCTATAGTTTTGTATTTCCTTACTATTAACCTTACTAATATAGCCAGTTAAGCCAGTAGTCACAATAAAGACAACAATGATTGCTATGCTTATTTTTGTTATATCAGCATACCATAATGCTTCCCACCAACCCAATTTCCAGGCTATGAGTGCACCAAAAAAGGTTATAGTGAGTTGTATCCACCACTTCAGAAATGGAATATTTTGTGTTAGCATTACATTTACTCCGGTACTATACTTTTGATAACCAAGATTTAAATGAATCAAGAGCTACTTGTGGTTTGACATAGGGACTAAGTTTAAGTGATTCCACTTCACTATAAAATTCTTGAGGGTAAAACTTATTATTGTATTCAAATCCATCTTCACGTTCTAGCTTATATACGCTATAATCTGACTTTGTATTATCATCATAGTCATGGTCTAGTGAGCCGAGAGCATAGACTTCGCCGTTCTTTTCAACTTTAGTAACTAGTCTAAAGTCTCTACCAGCGACATATTGAAAATCGCTGTTAGTGCGTTCGAGCATAGTAATTGTATTTCTAATATCTTGTGCGTTCATAACAGTGTATTTATCTAACGCTCTACAATCTCTACAACAAGGTCGGTTGTTCCCTT